CGGGTTCGTTTGTCACCAGAATATCCTTGACACTTTTATGTAGGTCCATCAGCGCCGTGTTAGATTCAACCATCTGCTTCATAAATTGCGTTAGCACCTCATAAGCCCTTGGTGATCCAGACTCCTGGGCAACTTTCATCAAGCTCGAAAGACATACTACATTCGTTTCGATCACTTGTTTCATATTGGTACGAATAGACTTATAATCATCCAGTGTATTTTCCGTGACATTATTCTGATGTTCAACCACCAGATCTTCACGATGGACTACTAAATCCATCTGGTTCTCATCCAATTCTACATTGGTAATATCGTCAAAGGGAGACTTTTGCATAAAACGGTTATCCTAACTCAAAGTGGCATCACCAATCGCGCCATGGTACGCCAGGGCATCATCCTGACCATAGGCAGAACTGGTAGTGACGGTACTGGTATCATCGACGGCAACCCCTTCCATAAATCCTTGCGTGTCCGTATCATTGATATCAACAATCGCTTTCTTAATTAACTGAACATCGCGCTGTGGACCATACAAATAACCTTGTAGGGTAAACGTTGCCGTCCACAAGATAGTACGTCGCTCAGCAAAATCTGCCATCGCATCGGTACCGGGGCTGATATCATCCAGAATGATGAAAATATCCGATGATTCGCCAATCAGATCACTTTCATTGAGGCGGACATTTAGTTCTGGCGTAAAATACGGGATAAATTGTTCAATAATACGCAGACCATCATCATAGTGCCGGGTGCCAATATACAATGAAAATGTAAAATCCCAAGGAACACGATTGAACATTGACTTACTATTGTGCAACAATCGCTCAATTGTGCCGGTTTTTCGTTGAGGTGAGTATTGCATCGAAATCATATTAAACCCCATCATCGGTAGGGATTCCTTAGATTTGGTATCGTCTTGTGAGATCGATGACAATTCAGTGGCGCGCTTGATAAATTTCTCTTTGTCAAGAAATTTCAATGGCACAACAATAGGATAGGCGTACTATTAGTCGCCCGCTGGATACGAATATTATTGAAAATCGTTCCAAAGGCAACCGTATACCGTCGAATACTATTATGGTAGAAAATGCGTTCAATCATATAGGTATTTAGGGAAATGTAACAAGATGATCCAGATATGAATCACCTTGCTTTAAAGAAGAGTATTAAATGAATGTGATACTAATTGATTGTGTTAAGAAAACTAAGGTTAATAAAGGTAAAACGATAGCAATAACGACTCCACGAATCATTACAATATTATCAGCTTCAGATATTATAAATTCTCTTTTTTCAATTTATTTGAATGTGTATTTTATATTGAAATTACTGAAGATGATATTAAGATTAACATATAGGTATTTAGGGTTTAAGTTAATCGAGTAGGCGCCGTTAAAGTAAGTGTACACAACTTAGAGAGAATTTAAATTATGCCAAAGAAAATGACAAAAGAAGAATTTATTCAGAAAGCCAATGAGGAACATGGAGAGGGCACATATGACTACATAAAAGTGGATTATGTTCGTTCTAGTGATAAAATCACAATCATATGTCCAGAACATGGTGAGTTTGAACAGTTAGCAAAAACTCACCTAAAAGGAAGTGGTTGCCGTGAATGTGGAATAGAACAATCAAGACTTAAAAGATTATCAAATATAAAAGAGTTTATTGCGAGTGCCAATAAAGAACATGGAGAGGGCACATATAATTATTCAAAAGTTGAATATGATGGTAATAAGAAAAAAGTCACCATTATATGTCCAGAACACGATGAGTTCACACAAACACCAAATAATCACCTAAATGGAGTGGGGTGCCCTGTATGTGCTGGAAATATACAATTAACCACAGAGACTTTTATTAAGAGTGCCATTATAAAACACGGAGAGGGTACATATGACTACTCAAAAGTTGAGTATGTTCATGCTCATAAAAAAGTCACCATCACGTGCCCAAAACACGGTGATTTTACACAGAAACCAGGTAGTCACTTATTTAGAAGTGGTTGCCGTGAATGTGGAATAGAAAAAGCAGCACTTAGTCGATCATCAACCACCGACACTTTCATCAAAGACGCTATTGAGATTCATGGAGAGTGTACATATGACTATTCAAAAGTGGTTTATGTTAAGTCTAAAGAAAAAGTCACCATTATATGTCCAGAACACGATGAGTTCACACAGCAACCAGGTAGTCACCTACAAGGACAAGGTTGCCCTCATTGTGTTGGAACGGCACCATTAACCAACAAAACTTTTATCGAGCGCGCTAATAAGAAACATGGAGAGTGTACATATGACTACTCAAAAGTTGAGTATCGTCGTAATAAAGATAAAGTCATTATCGGGTGTTCAATTGAGGGGCATGGTGATTTTGAACAGGCACCAAGTAGTCACCTACAAGGAAATGGTTGCCCTCATTGTGCTGGAGTCGCACAATTAAACACAGAGATTTTTATCAAGCGCGCCATTGAAGAACATGGTAAGGGAACATATGACTACTCAAAAGTTTTGTATGTACGTACTATGGATAAAGTCACCATTATATGTAAGAAACATGGTAATTTCGAACAGGCAGCACATAGTCATCTAAAAGGAATTGGCTGTGATCAGTGTGGTGGATCAGCACAATTAACCACAGAGACTTTCATACAGAAAGCCAAAGAGATTCATGGTACGATATATGACTACACAAAAGTAGAGTATGTTCGTTCTAATGAAAAAGTCACCATTATATGTTCAATAGAGGAGCATAGTGATTTTGAGCAGACACCAAATAGTCACCTACAAGGACAAGGTTGCCCTCATTGTAAAGCTGATGTTTCACAATATCTTTCATTCATATTAATGATGAACGATCCTAATGGTGTTGCCAGTGCTTTAAAATCATGTGCGTATATCGTTTACCTAAAGCTCCTTGAGGTAAATGGACTTCATTTTACGAAAATAGGAATCACCAAGTATAAACGTACATTCAAATCCCATGTCATTGTTCATGATAGTCGTGATCTTGTCACCCTTAAAAATAAAGCACTGGCGTTACTTCTTGAGTATCTTAATCATCGACATAACGAAGAATTCAATATGTTGCCAGTATTCAATGAAGAAAATATTGAATTTGGTGGTAGAACTGAGTGTTTTTCTGAAATTAAGGGTGTTTTTCTAAAAATTACCAAAGCTCGCATCATGAAATATGTTCCGGTGAAGTATCATGCAGTAATTTTTAATGAAATATGGGTTTAAGTTAATCACATAGCCGCCGTTAACCTGGTTGTAACCAACTTAACCCCCACTAGAGAGAACTTTATTATGGAAGTAATCATCATCATTTTACTCGGTATCTTAATATATTTCATACCAACAATAATCGCAGTATGCAGAGAGCACCAAAGCGCCATCCCAATTTTCATAACCAATGCGCTGCTTGGATGGATGTTTATTGGATGGGCTATCGCACTTATTTGGTCATTTACAGAAACAACGAAGAGCATCAAACACGCTGATGATATTGAAAAGTTAAAAGCTGAAATAGTCGAATTATCCAAGCAACATTAGTCATGATAGATTATTGTATTGCAATGGTAATTTGGATCAGCGCGAGTATCATTTGTGTCACCGGTCTCGCGCTGATAAGCCCTGAACTCGCGATGTATATTGGAGTGCACGCAGTTGTTACTGTAGGTATCATCACCATTATTTTTATGATAGTAAGGCAGGCTATTTTAAATAAGAAACATTAAAGTATTTGATCTCAACGTCGTTAACTTAGTTGTGAACGACTTATACCTTAACTGAAGAGGATTTTAAAATGGATACTATTATACTTGACTTCATTTCAGATCGAGTGATCTACTTTGGTAGTTACACTGATACTAAATTACATATTTTTATGCTGGGGGTATTTATTGTATATGTTTTGCCAACATTAGTGGCTAGTCGGCGCAAACATATAAACAGCATCCCAATTTGTATATTGAATCTATTACTCGGCTGGACATTTATTGGATGGGTTGTTGCACTATGTTGGTCATTCACAAGCCATGTAGATAACACTACTGAAATAAAAGAATTATTATGTGAACTTAAGCAAGTCAACCAACATAAAAACATAGTTTAGAACGGAAAATTATTACCAAAACCGTAGGTATCATCATCAGAACTCGGGTAATCACCACCCGATTCTGTCTTATCGACAATCTCCTCTGATTCTGTTTGTATGTCAATGTTGTCGCCACGTGTGACTTCATTGACATTACTCCTATCCTGATTCAACCGATCGATCTCTGTGAAATTCGTATCAAAGGTCTCATAGGACGCGCTGAATAATTCAACCG